TATTCACTAGACCAGGAGATTTCATATTTTTTCTTACCGTCTCGGGTAGTTTTGCATTAATTAATGCTGCTAAAGAAAGTATATTTGTAGCCGTAGAAACCTGAGTTTTCTTACCTCTGCTTGTAGGGGCTTTCTTTACAGGCTTCTTAGGAGGTTTGCGCTTATTTGTTATTACCTTAGTAACCTTCTTACGTTTTCTTTGTTTAGGTTTACTGTTACTAGTTGTAGTTACATTCTTACCTGTAATAAGCGTTTGAATAATGTTATATTCTGCCGCCTCTACCGCAACATCTACTATACTCTTTGAGCCAGGCCTTTCCGCTATAGGAGTTTTTTCAATATAAGCTCTGATAGCTTTTTCCAGTGAAGGTCTGAGGTTTTTCCAATCTGTAGGTTCCATACCTGCTATGTTTTTAGACCTAGGTCCAAGGTCTATCTCAATTTGCTGCCCTTCTCGTAATTCGAGCCGGATACCTCCTTTTTTAGTTCCTGAGGTTATATACGTGTATTGAAGGTCTTCGTAAACCTTCATTATATCCTTAAACTCTTCAGTCGTGGCGTAGCCACCAAAAAACTTTGTTTTACTTAGAAAAGCTAAAGAAGACGTTAACTGGGCGGCTCCTACTGTAGTTACATTTCTATGCGCTCTGTGAATGAAGTTTTTTACTCTTCCTACTTCACTCTGCCCACCCCCTCCTTTAAAGTCTGGGTCATTAGTTTTTTCGTCCGCTAGACCTCTTAGGGCTCTTCCTCCGTTCGAGCTAAGCCAGGCACTAATAGCGTCAGTACCTGTCTTCTTTGCCGTGTCGTAGGGGGTTTTCACATCTCGTCTAGCTGCGTAGGTTATAATCTGTCCAGGAACATTTGTTCCTGCCCCTGCAACAAGTGTGCAGTGGGTGCTAGGCTTGAAGCAATAAGCGTGTATCGCATGAAGACATGCCGTTCCAAAAATAGGCCATTGTGATTCTGGGATCTCAATGTAGTCTGTCCCCATTGTTTCTCTTAGAGATTCGTATCCTTCTTTTAGCCCTTGTCCTACACTAGTATTAGTCATACACACCTGAGTGTAGAACTTGTTCATGTTTCTTCGAACTTCTTTACCCACAGACTTGTTCATGTCTTTCAGGAACTTATTAGTATCCTGTAGCGCCATTAGGTCATTTTATACATATCTAAAACTCTTTTGATATGATCAGGGAATCCTACATTGCCTCTTAAAGTACTACTAGTTTGGTTATCTATAGTAGCTCCAGCTATGGTCTTTTTAGATTTATACTCATCTTTAAGATAGTATGTAACCAAGTCATAAGCTGCGAGTTTTAAGTCTTCGGGGGTAGAGGCATATCCTGCTTTGTAAATTACTTTTACAGCAGCTACACCTTTTTGCCAGTTTTTGTATGTTTCATCCGTAGTTCTAAATATAGAATCTGTATCAGTATCAATGTGATAATCATACTTTCCATTAGAACCGTCTTTCTCTAGCAGTACATAAGCATCTGCTTGAGAGGACCTTTCGTGTACAGACGTTACGGAAACTATTGGAGACTGCTCCAATTGAACTACATGTGTGTCGTAGTCAATGTTAAAGTACTCTGTTCTAGCAGTAGAAAAGTAATCTACAAAAGAGTTTCCAGTATAAGTTTTTATAAGTTGACTAACAGACGCCACTAACGACGTTATCCTAGAGTCGTCTTTAACGCCAGTTATGTTTTGCGAGTCTTTATACTCATATATTGTAATTAAATCAGCCATATATAGTTAACTTATAAAAACTTCTGGAGAGAACAAGTCTCTCCAGTCGTTTTTCCCATAATCTAAGATTATTAAGATGCTTTATAATTAAGAGCCCACCTTGACGTGGCGTTCGTAATTATATCAGAGAAACCGAGGCGTTGCGATGCAACAAGAACTCGACGCTGATTTGCTACTTCATAATCAGATTCAATAGTAACACCTCTAAGTCGCGGTATTACATAGTTACGCACATTAATCGCAATGGCGTAATACTTATTAACAGCAGCAGTAGCAAACTCGTCACATACGATTACGGGAGACCCGTAAACCATACCTACTTGACCAGTAAGCTTAGTTGCTAAACCGTTTACTTGTTGAGCATCTGCATAAGCAGAATCTGCAATCAAGTTCATATACTCAGAAGAGGATACGACATAAACAACCTGATCAGGTCGAATACCGTACTTACCCATGTTTCCTCTAGCAGCTAACAAATGTGCAGCAGTCAGACTTTCAGAAGCAAAGGCAGTCGTTGAGGTAGTCTTAGATGCTGCAGACAAGCCAAGAAGACCCAAAGGAGCAGCTCCGCCAGTTCCAAAAGGACCGTCGGCAGTATTACCTGCAAGAATCATAGCTTCTACTGAACGAGCGTGAGCACGTACAACAGATTCTCTGATCAATGGAAGAATAGGAATAATTGCATCCTCTTCTGTCTCATTTCCGAGATAGGACTGGGAAATAAGCTTCTTAGTAGAGATAGTCTTTTCAGTCATATCTATACCATTGAAGGACCCATAAGCATCTGCACGCTCATCCATGTTACCATGAGGAGATGTCCCCGCAGTAGTCTGAGCACTAACAAATTCTGCGTATCCAGAATCTGGCATGATAGGCAGGATCTGAGTAGCAGTTCGCATTTGAATTTCACGAAACAACTTAGCAAGAACTAATTCGTTCTCGATGTCTCGTTCTACATTGGTAGATACTTCTTGCTCAAAATCTGCGGAAGAAACACCAACGCCCGAATGAGCATTAACCTTCTCCATGAGATCTGAAGCAAACTTTGTATCGTACCCTTTACCGATAGCTCTACCAAGGAAGTAGGCATCATACGCCTCATCCTTAAAAGTCTTCTTCCAGTCTTGACCGGCAGAGCGGTCTGCGAATACTCGCTTGCTCTCACGAATACTATTAATTTCTGTGGATTTCTCCGCAATTTCTGCACGAAGCTCATCTACTACTGCGTAGAGATCTTCTTGCCCTTTGGAAACACGAGTTTCCAGGTCAGACATGAGGCGCTCAGCACCGGTTGTTACACCTTGTACTACAGCGGTCACTTCTGCTTTTTTCTGTTCGAGTTCTGCTTGTTCTGTCGCTTTTTGAACTGATTGTTCATCTGCGGCAGTTTTCTCGGCAGCAGCTTTCGAAGCTGCTTGCATTTGAATTTCTGCAGCAGTTTTGCGCGCTACTTCCCTAGCAAACTCTTCAATATTAAAGTCTTGATCAGACATTACATTTTCCTTGAAGACAGCATTAGCTGTTTCTGTTGGTGAACTCTTAGCGAGTTGACCGTTAAAAAGACGAGGATCATTCACAAACTGCGCCTTCCAATCCGAGTAATCTTTTTCTGAGTCAAAAGATTTTGTTACAGAAAAAATTGCTCCTTGGTTGGCTGGTACCGATACAACTGAAACCTCAAACAGTTCTGCATCCTTGATCCTATAGCCTTCGGTTTCGTCTATCCAGTCTGCATCCTTGACTCTGAAACCGACACTAAAAGCGCTCAGGATGCCTTCCTTTACCATCTCTGCGATGTGACCCGCTGATTTGGAAATCTTTCCTTCTATTTGTAACCCTTTTTCAGTAATAGCCAATGAGGTGGTTTTACCGATAGGTGTATCATAGTTATGATTAAATAGAAGTATGGGGTTATTTTTATAGTTATCCAGTCCGCCTGACTTTTGCCATGCGGAGCTTTCGACTATATCACCAGATCTATCTGTATCGTTAGTGCTGGCGTATCCCCTAATCTTTATACTGCCGTCATCTTCCTCTTCATCGTAGCTTTTGAAAGTTGACGTAATATTAAAAATCTTTGTGTTAAGTGTTTTATCTATGTTACTAGACATGTTTTGTTCCCCTGAGACTAAGTCCTTATCCATCGGGATATCTGTTTCGCTGTGTTGATCTTTAGCAAATTCTATAACGTAAGAGTCTTCAGTCTCTGTAACTCCTAAAATATGCTTCTCACTTTGACCCATCAGGGCTTTGTCCTCTTCTGCTTCGATTCTTCTTCTCATCTTTCTAGACCAGGAAAAACCTGCATCTCCGCCCCAAAGTGCCCATGCTATACGTCCTGCACTAGGGTATCCGTCCTCACCTTGAGAAAAGCCTTGTCCTTGCTTATCCACTTCATGACGACTAAAGAATGAAAACATTCTTGTAACCGTAGAGGCGGATAAGTTTTCTTTACTAATAATTTGATTCGCCCTGGCTACCCCTACTAGAGTACCACCACGATTAAATTCTTTTCTCCACTCCAAGCCTCTTTTAGCGTCTGTAGCCATAGAATCTGTAGGAATAAATTTCAAGTCTGAAACTGCCTTACACGTGCATGGGTCGCAGTTGCATGTCTCGCACTCTTGTTGTTCTTGTGTCACTCTTCTCCCTCACTATCGGCAGGTCTGCCGCCTTGAGAAGGATTTGCTGCGGAACCTGCTATATTTGCAGGGACTCGAACATCATCGTTCCCGGGCAGAGCAGGCATTCGCATTGCTACTCTGGCTTCGTTGGGAGTCATAATCCCTCCGTTTACTAAGGTGGCATAGTAGGACGCCTGATCTTGTAGTTCAGGCTGCAGAGCAGGAATTTTACTAACATCCTCTGCTAAGCTAAATCCAAAATACCGTTCAAACCCAAA